TTTAAAACGTCATCCATGTCTACCATGTCTTCATTAACTTCAAGGCGTGGTGTATTGGTCAACGCTACGTTATCTAAGATTCCGCGTAGTACGCTAGTGGTAGTATCCTGATCGTTCATTACCAGTTCAGCTAGTGAGCGACCATAGAATGCGTGTGGTTCAGGGTCAACATGGAAGTCAGCAAAGGGAACCTTATCCCAAGGCTCCATGTCTAATACTTCGTAGCCTGTACCTCCGCATAAAAACTTATGCAATATAGGTACGCCATCGCCTTCTACGTCAATACGCATATAGGCTTCTGTGACGATTATCACACGCATAGAAGGGTCGTTAACCAAACCATCTGTAGTGTCAATAGACTCGCCGAAGCGCAGTATCTTCTCTTCTTCACCGCTTAACGTGTCATCATCCTGACCTGACAAGTTATCAATAACATCTTGATCGTAGCCCATTGCTACCAAATCACCTGCGTACTTCTCTGATCGATGACATACAATATAAGCGTCATCAATCGTTTTAGCATTGCCGTCTATATAGAATTCTTCTGGTGGGATACTTTCAACCACCATTTCGCCCTCTTCGCGTTTATGCGAGATAACCATACTATGCACGTTGCGTGAAACTTGCATGCCCATTTCGTCAATGTCAATTTCAACTTCTTGAGCATGTTCTACTACCTCTACGTCGTCATCTGATACTAAAGACTGAACCTCTTCATCTGAGAGATTCTCATATGTATATGTATCAGCAATTGTTTCTGTGTTCCACCAGACCTTAGCAAGCCCGACTTTCTTAACTAGAGCGTCATGTATCGCGTTGTTTAAGACATTGTATCCACCTACCTTATTAAACACCCAGTGCGTGTATGCTGTGGCCTGTTCTGCCTTTTGAACGTCATCTGGGCCTTTAGGGGTGAACTCAACAAATTTACTGTTAGCTAGGAATATACGCATCAAGCTAGGCTTCGCGCCTCGTACTACATCACGTACCTTAGTAGATACAACCTTTGAGCGTCCCTCTTCATGCTCTAGGTCTACAGCGCCATCAAAATACTTCTGCGCCTTTTCACGCTGCCTAGCTATGTCACTATCAACATAGTCAATAGCAGCTTGTATAGCTGATTTGATTGCGCCTTGAATATCGTCTTTTGACATTTTATCTGACATTACTAAATCCTGTTATTGAGCTAAAAGGCCTTTGGTAGCCTCTGCACCTTGTTGACCGCCATAATACGCTGACGCACCCTGAGCTGCTGCACTTGCACCCTGCATAATCTGTGCTACACGCTGCTGTAATGCCATCATCGCGCTTTCATCAGTCAGCGCCTTCTTAACTAGGTCTGGACTTTCTGATAAAAGAACTTCCACTATTCTACCACGTTGGGACTCAGTTAGTTGTGGAGCCATGCTTTGGACTAACTTAAAACCAACAGATGCTATATCTGTTAATTGCCCAGTACCAGCGCCAGCAATCTCCCCTAGTGAGATGCCTTTGTTCTGTTGTTTAACTGCTTGCTGCGCTAAAGCAGTTGTTGAGCCTTGAGTAACCTGCTCCATTGTCGCTTGTGTTTTACCTGCAAGGTCTAGCTTATTTAAAACACTAGCTTGCTGGTCAGCAGGGAATATAGTTGCAAATAACTTACCCTCAAGCGTATTAGGATCAGACATTTTCCCCATTAATTGTTTGCTACCAGATCTCGCCATCTTATTGTTAATCTGGGCCATAGCGCCTTCACGGAATGCTTGAATAATTGCATTGTCACCTGTCTTAGTAAGCTCGTTAAAGATAATCTCTAGCTCTTCTGGCGGCTTATTAAACGCTTTACGACCATCTTCAAACGCGTTACGAGCATCCATCATGCGGCTATAGCCAGCACGAACACCTTTAAGATTGGGGGAAAATTTATCTATTGAACTGCGCAAACCTGACTCAACACTGTCTAGCGCCTCACCTAAACCACCAGAGCCAGCGCGGTATGCCTTACCCTTAGCTTCTGCAATAGATCTGCGAATAATTTCCGTATCTTCTAATGTTGCTGCACGAGCATATTGAATAGAGCCATCGTCTGCTTTCTTAAATAGTGGCACAAGGTTACGCGCCTGATAGATGCTGCTTACATCTTCCATAGCGTTAGGTAGCCGCTGAACTGCCGCTAAAGCAGAGTCAGAAAGTTCCTGTGTAATTTCATCAGAACCACTAAACACAGTTTTATAGCCGTCCCTTTCGTATGCTTTCCATTCCGCTTCATCCATGCGAGTTGCTCTAAGCACGTTATCATCATTTGTCTTTGATAAGCCGCTTTTAACACCAGATAAAGCCTCTGCACGTTTTGCTGCTGCACGTTCAGGCAATGTCTGACGAATAACCTTCTCAGGCTGACCACCTTGAGCCATCAACGCCCTAACAGACATATGTAGTGTTTTATTGTCAGACATGGTTTCGCCTGAAGCAATACGAGCAATAATCTCATCCGCAGACAAACCAGTAGAATCAGCTAGGCGTAGTAATTCATTCTCAACAACAGTTGCACCACGACCACCTGAGATGCGCCTTGCAGTGTCAATAAGCTTATTGATCGCAACACCACCAGCCTTAACGCCTGCTGCACCTAACGGCCCCATTACAGCGCCACCAGCAAATCCGAGTGGTACATTCTTTATCCGTTCTGACACATCACCTTCTGAAGTGCCTAATGCCGTAACAGCGCCTTCACCACCCCCGATTAAGGCTAGGCGGCCGCCAGTACGAAGTAGGCCAGCACCTGCTGCTGGAGCTGCTAAACCACCCGTTAATACAGTAGCCGCTACCGCTGGTATCATAGCTCCACCAACCTCGTATGCAGTAGACTCAATAGGGAAGGCTTCTTTGTAGTCCTTTAGCTTACCTCTAACTTTTCCAATAGCCTCATCATAAGTCTCTGAAAACATTGACCTAGCACCTGCTTCAATCTCATCAGCAAAGCCAAATGACAACCCTTGCATAACTGACCTGAATTGGGCCTTATCAACGCTGCCTGACGCTAATGTTTTAAGCAAGTCATCAACTTGTTCATCCGTTAACTGTGTAGCCATGTTAAATCCTTACTGCGTAAATAAACCAGATATTGAGTCTTTTTGTTTCTGAGTTAAGCTATCCCACTTCTTCTTAGATATGCCTGCTGGTATGCCACCAGCCTGAATAGATGAAGCAGCATCTGCGCTAATCCTACCGCGCAGAGCGTCTGGTAATATAGAGACTTGATCTAGCTTATTTAGCTCTTCTCGACCTTGATCTGCGGTAAGCGTTCTACTCTGAACTTTGCGTACAATACTCTGGCGTTGTATATCTAGGTTAAGTTTAGCTTTAAATGCCTGATGAATTAATGCGTTCGCGCCTGACTGATTTATTAATGACCCTAATGAATCCATCATCATTTTAACTTCAATATCGGAAGTTGAGCCAGAGCCAGCCACACGCATACTTGGAGCTAATCGGTTAATGATTGCTTTAGCTGCATCAGCAGCATTATTAAAGCCACTGAAGGTTTGTGCTAGTCGTCCTTGTACGGGGCCACTAGGAGCCATTGCTAGCAACTCGCCAAGCATTGTTATATCAGGTATAACTGAGGCAGCTTTAGATCCTGCTTCTAAAAAGCCTCCCCACTGTTCTGCTTCATTCTTAGCAAGCACTTTATACAGCTCATCTTGATCTGGTGCGGATGCTTCATTAATAATAGTTGTTCCACCTGCGCCTATGCCTGTAATCTTTCCTGTTGTACTACTGACATTGTACGACCTAGATGGGTCTAAACCCTTAGCGGTAGCGTCTGCACCTGTGATGGTAGTGAAGCTCTCATTAGCTGGTAGATTCTTACGCCTCATTACTTCCTGCATACCCTCTTTAGGTGTCATAAAGCCACCCTGTATAGCTTGAGCTATATCTGGATATTTAGTGCCAATCAGCTTTAATGCTTGTGCAGTTTGTGCTGCTAGAGAATTACTGGAAGTTAATTCCTTGCTTTTTAGTGCTGCCGCATCACGTTGACGCGCAATGCCACGTTCCTGACCTTCGTAGTATCCTCTACTATCTTCAGGGTTCATGGTAAAGCTATTGAAAAGCTGACTCATTTGAAGCCACTTCTCACGCTCTGCTAGAGGATCTTTAGCCTCACTTACAGGAGTCATTATCGAATCTAAAATGCCCATTACCTACCCCTTAAAATGCTTTAATGCCAGCGGCTAACTTCAAGTAATCCATCAAACCCATTTCCTTTGAACTTACTTCACTTCCTACTGCTGGCGCTTGACCTACTGCTTGTAGCAAATACTGCAATGATTGTGCTGGTGATCCAGTAAAGCCTTCGTACTGCTGCTTGCCTGCGTTGATTAACTGCTGCTGCAATGCCTGCTGCTGTAAGCCCTGCTGATCCATACGGCCTTGAATAGTCTGCCCCATACCAAAGCCTAGGTTAGATAAATTACCTAGCTGCTGGCCTGCCTGTAGGCGCTGCTGTGAGCCTTGAAGAC